GTCAGCCCATGCTCCTGGAGGAATTGGAGGGCGGCGGCCATCTGTTTCAGGTTGTAGACCTTGGCCCACCGCTCATAAGCCAATGTCAAGTGAAGACTAAAAAATAATTGTTAAAATTTTGTGAACATCTTTGGCTGTTTTTATGCTTACTTTGACATCAGCCGTTCAAAGTCCTCCTGATAGCACCATTTAATTTCCAGCCGCTGTTCAGGATAGACCAGCACTTCCTGCAAAACTGCTGTTGCAACATCAGCAGTAACTTCCTCGACTGCATTGTATTGCTGAAAGCTGTCAACAAAGCCATTTGATGAAATCTCCTCCAATTTTGCATTGTCTAATGCCGCTTCCAGCTGGGCAATTTGCTTGGCAATTTCCTCTTTCCGATCAGCTGCAGCGGCCTTTGCGGCAAGATACTCAGCCCTGTCAATTTCGCCTAAAGCAAAGGCTTCATACAACCCTCTGATCTGCCGTTCTTGCTTGTCAAGCCCTTCTTTCATTTTCAGAAGGGCTTTTTGCTTGGAATGGATATCTGCATGACCAGCCTGCTGACGCTCATTCCGGATTCTGGACATTTCGACCGCAGCCGCAGCCCGTATACGAAGCCCTTCCAGAACAGCATCCAGAATATCCTGTTCCAGCACTTTTTCCTTCGGGCAGTTATATTGATCTGTTACCCTGGGCGTTCTGCAATAATAATACGCCTGCTTCCCTCTGGCACAAAACATCACATGACCGCACACTCCGCAACGGACTTTGCCGCTTAAAGGTCTTGTTTTTGCCGTCCGTTTGCCGCGCTCTGAAAATTCCTGAACAGCGGCCTGCGCGCGGTCAAATTCTTCCTGTGTAACAATTCCCTGATGCTGATCTGCAACAACGATCCAATCCGACCGTTTCTTACGGATATAACGGCTGCTGCCTATCGTATCATGAAAGGTTCTCCCATAAACGATTTTTCCGAGATAACATTCATTCCGGATAACCCTTATTATAATATCAGCGGTCCAAAAATTTGTTTCGTGGACACAGCTTATAATGCGCAGGGAAGAGCCAGCATCCTTTTTGTAACACATAGGAGTAGGGATTGATTCTGCATTCAACATTTTTGCGGTTTGGAGGGTTGTCAGCCCACTGCCTACCATGCAAAAGATCCGGTGAACTACTTCCGCTGCCGGGGGATCGATGATAAGGCGGTGCTTATTATCGGGGTCTTTCTGATAACCATACGGTGCAAACGATGAGACATAATCGCCGCGCTTTACCCGAAAAAACAACGCATTGCGTACTTTACGGGATAAATCCCGACTGTAAAGATCGGACAAAAGCGCTTTGAACGACGTATCAAGGCTGTCGATATCGGCAGGCCGGATACTGTCAATGCCGTCATTCACAGCAATAAACCGCACGCCCAAGAAAGGAAACACCCGCGAAATATAATTGCCAACAACCAGATAATCACGTCCGAAACGGGACATATCCTTCACAAGAACGCAGTTGATGCCGCCCTTCTGCGCCTGCGCAATCATATCCTGAAAGGCGGGACGATCAAAATTCTTGCCGCTCCATCCGTCGTCGCAAAACTCAATCACCGTCGCCCCGGCAAAATCCGGGGCACGGGCGATAAAGGAATCCAGCAAATCCCGTTGATTTGAAATGCTGTTTGATTCCAGCTTTCCGATCTGGTTCAAATCACCATCTTCCGAGGAAAGTCGCAGGTACTTTGCGACAATATAACCGTTCATTCCGGCCTCACCTGCCCTTCGGCATTCAGGAATTCTGCCAGCGCATGGTATTCATCCTGATAGCGCAGCGTAACGGAAATTTGCCTCCCTGCACCGATTTCTACACGCTCAAGCAGCGCGTGTGTCATTTCTTCGGTCAGCTCCGTTTCGTCCCGAAACCGGCTGTAGGTTGCCAGCCAAATGTTTTGGGTCGTCTGGCTGCGCCTGTCCTGTTTCCGCTGTTCCAGCTCGGCCAGACGAGCCTTTGCTCGCTCCATATCAGCCCGATATTTGCGCTTCATTTCAGTGTATTCCTGCTCTGTCATTAGCTTATCGACATAGTTCTGATACAGGCTGTCATAAAGCATAGATGCACGTTGCTGCGCCCGTATCGCGGCAGTAATTTCACGATCCTCCGCCTGCTTTCGGCTGGCTGCATCCGAGGAATTGTCATATTGCTGCGCCAGCGCCGCCAAATCCTCAGTCAGCGCAATTTCATGCTGAATCGCAGTCCATACCACCGCTTTCAGGTCTGTCTCACGAAAGCCGCCGGTAGGGCAGGAATCCGGGTCTTCTATATGAGAACGGCAAACATAAGTATAATGTAATCGCGTTCCCCGGAATGTCTCTTTTCGCCGCATCATTGGACGTTTGCAGTCCGCACAGAAAAGCAATCCCAGAAAAAGGTTTGGTATTGTGCCAAGGTACTCATATTGTCCCACACATTTTTTGTGTGCGGCACGGCATTGCTCCGCCATCTGCTGGACAGTTTGAAAAGTCTGCTCGTCAATCAGCGCTTCATGCGTGTTGCGGACAACGATCCATTCATCAGCTGGAACCACGCGCTCTCCCCGCGTTTCGCCAAAGACCGAGCGGCGGCGGCCCTGCACCATGTGCCCCAAATACATTTCATTTTGGAGTATTTTTTGCACCATTGGTACATGCCATTTCGCGGTTGCACAGCGTTCTGCCTTTGTGTCGCCCTTCAAATAATGATATTGAGACGGTGAAGGAATCCCTTCCCGGATTAACGACCTTACGATCATCTGATAGCCCGCGCCTGCGCATCGCATTTGAAAGATTTGGCGCACAACAGGGGCAGTTTCCGCGTCCGGTTCCAGACGATGGTAATCGTCCGCGCACTTTTTATAGCCATACGGTGCCCAGGAGCCTATAAATTCACCGTTTTTCTGTTTTACAGACAACGCACTGCAAATTTTTCGGGAGATATCCTTGCTGTAAACCGCGTTCATGATATTTTTGAGCGGGACAATATAGCCGTCGCTGGAACGTTCCGCAGTCAGCGTATCAAAGTTATCGTTAATTGCGATAAAACGAACGCCGAGATACGGAAAAATACGTTCCAGATAGTTCCCAGTTTCCAGATAGTTACGCCCGAAACGGGACAAATCCTTAACCACAATGCAATCAATTTTCCCGGCGCGGACAGCATCCATTAACGCTTCAAAAGCCGGACGGTCAAAATTCGTACCGGTGCGTCCATTGTCGCAAAACAGGCTGCAAAACTGCAAATCCGGCTGCGTTTCAATAAATTCCCGCACAAGCGTTTTCTGCGTCTCAATCGTATCTATATCAGTCCTGCCGCTGTCCTCTACCGACAAGCGGATGTAGCCGCCAGTTTGATAAACGCGCTGATTCGGAAGCTCAGGAGCAGGCGCGGGCTGGATTGGATTGATTTTACGTTTTGTCCTTGCCATATCAGATTGCCTCCGTTTCAGAAAGCGTCTGCTGCGCCTTTGCAAGCAAATCAACCTGCCACTGGAATTCATTATGCCAGCGATAAACAAGCTCAACGCGGCGGTCACGGAAGATCATGATACGCTCAATCAGCGATACCACGATAGAGCGGTCAAGCGCTTCTATATTGCGGTGTTTCCGAAACTGCTCCATCCAGCCGCGTCCCTCGGAAAAGTTGTCCATCTCCCGGTTCATTTCTTCCCGGATTGCGTCTGCCTGTTCCTCCGCTTCGGCACGCCGTCTGGCGTAACTCTGCTTGAAATCCTGATATTCGTTCCGGTCGATAACCCCGTCGGTCAGGTTTTCGTACAGGGAGCGCAAAAGGGTCTGATACCGGTCGATTTCCGCCTGTTTTTTCTCCAAGCGCGACTTTAATTTCTGTACTCCGGCCTGCTGTAATTTCGCGGTGTCAGTCAGTTCCAGCAGATCGGAAAGGTCGATCACATCCTGAATGTGCTGTTTCAGCGCTTCCAGCACAATTTCATCCAGCGCCGCGTCCCGCAGGCTGTGTGCGAAACAGGTTTTGTCATTTTTGTGCGCCGCACAGACGTAATAAACATACTTTTTCTTCGCGGAAGGAATGGTTTTACGAATCATCGCGCTGCCGCACTCGCCGCAGTAAACCATGCCGGAAAAGCATTCGACCGCCCTGCCGCTGACGCTGGTGCGCGTGTCCATTGCAAGCACTTTCTGGATGCTTTCAAAGTCAAACCGGTCGATAATCGGCTCGTGACAGCCCTCAACAACCGCCCATTCCTCGCGGGGCTTGTTGACCAGCCGTTTCACCTTATAACTGGGCGTGGTGACGCGTCCCTGCTCCAATACGCCGATATAAACCGGGTTTTTCAGAATCCGCAGCACCATTCCGGCGCTCCAAACGGAATCCTCTTTCACACGAAAGGCATTCGTATAACGCAGCCCGATCGACTGCTTGTATTCCATCGGCGTGGGAATACCGGTCGCGGTCAGCCGACTAGCAATGTCAATCGCGCTGATCCCCTCCAGCTTCCAGCGGAAAATATCGCGTACCACTTCGGCTGCATAATCGTCCACCAGTAGTTTATGATGGTCGTCCGGGTCTTTTTTGTACCCGAAAACAGCAAAAGAGCCGATGAAATCCCCGCGTCTGCGTTTGATTTCAAGCTGGCTCCGAATCTTGATGGAAATATCCCGGCAATATGCTTCATTGATCAGATTTTTGAACGGGACAATCAATTCATCGGATTCCGCATGGCTGTGCAGACTGTCATAATGGTCGTTAATTGCAATAAATCGGACGCCGAGGAACGGGAAAATGCGCTCGATATATTCCCCCGCGTCCAAGTGTTCCCTGCCGAAACGCGACAGATCCTTGACCACGATGCAGTTGATCTTGCCGGATTTGACCTCAGCCAGCATTTCCTGAAATGCTGGCCGCTCAAAATTGGAACCGGTGAAACCGTCGTCC